GAATGTTGGTGGTAGTATTCAATCCGGGCCGAGTGTTGGACAATCCATCTCTGAAGATGCTCCGGCCGCTGCACGATATCTCGAGGTAAAGAGCACCAGTCTCACTCAAGCCCTCTATATCGGTGAGATTGATAAGCATAGTTGTCAGTGGAGAGATAACTACGACGGTTCTACTCAAGAGGTGATTGAGATCATTCCCACGATCCCGGCACTTCTCATCAATGGAGCCCAAGGTATCGCTGCTGGTTATGCATGCAACCATGTTTCTTATAACCTCTCCGAGGTGATTAAAGGTACCATCGAGTACATTAAAAATCCACGCATCACATCCAAGCGCCTCTTCTCTTTCATCAAGGGCCCTGACCTTCCCAACGGTGCAAGAATTTTGTCCGATGAGGCAGTGTTTAATGCTTTTGATAAGGGCAGTGGAACCCTCAAGACCTATGGTACTTGGGAGGTAAGAAAAGTCCAACACGGAAAACGATCTACACGAGATGCTATTATTATTACCTCTTTGGCTAGCGGGAGTTCAGAAAGATTCCTTGAAAAGCTCAAAGACGCAGTTGAGTCAGAAAAAATTATTGGAGTTACTGACGCCCAAGACCACTCATCCCGTGATGGGATTGAAATCCAAGTTGTCCTAAAGCCAGGGACAGACGCGAATACCGTAGTCTCCCAACTCTTAGCCTTTACTAACCTCTCAGATAGCATCGGTGTTAATGCCACTGCCATCTCCGGTAGTCTCCCCACTATCTTCGGTGTGAGAGATATCATTGCGGAGTGGTACGGAGCCCGATGTGATGCCCTGCGTAGTCGCTATAGCGCCGAGTGTGAGCGGTTGAATGGCAAAATTCATATCTTGGAGGGCTTACTCACCATCCTTGCTGACATCGATGAGGTGATCAAGCTCATCAAGGGCTCAAAGACTAAGGAAATTGCCGCGGGTAAGCTCAAAAAGCGGTGGAAACTGACCGATATCCAGGTTCAGGCCGTCCTCTCCATGCCACTCAGCCGACTTGTTGGGGTGGAGAAGCTTGAACTGGAGACTGAAAAGAGTGAGCTTCAGGCAAAAGTTGATGAACTGACTCTAATCATCACGGACCCTGCCAAGATGGATGAGCATATCACCCTCCAGGTCCAAGAATTTAAGAAATTTGCCGATCCTCGCCGGAGTCAGTTAGTCACCATGGCTGATATTGGTGTCGAGAAGGCTAAAATCACCACTATTTCTGGTACCCGTAGGGTGAAGATGCCTAGTCCTAAGGACAGGATTAAGGAAGAAGGGAAGAAGATCGGCATGAAGAGGTCAGAATTGACTGAATTCTTCGCTTCAGTGGCCGGAAAGACCAACATTAAGGCCGAATGGGATCAATTTAAAGACGATTGGAATCATTCCCAACAACTCTCGACTCGTAAAGGGCGCGCAGAGCGCAAAATCCAACTCGATAAGATGAAAGAGGACGCGATTAAGAAGGGAATGCCCAAACGTGGACAGAAATCTTGGACTGCGTTCATTAAAGACCACGAAAATGACAAAATCTCTGTAATAGAGACTGCATTAAAAGAATGGATGAAAAATAAATCTTAATAATCGCAATAAAAATTAACTGGTTAAGGTATAGGTGTCAATAACCTATACCTTTTTATTATGTCCGCCGTCCTCAACCTACCAAAAGTGGCAATTTTACTCCTCAGGGGCCTTGAAGGCTGTGGAGTGAGCAATTATTCCCGTCACATGAAGGGATATTATGATTCAGTGAACGGAACTTGCGATATTTTTGCCCTACAGACAAAAGTTGGTAGGTCGGATACATCTACGGATATGGATGTTAAGTTTTTTAAATATTCTGAGAAAGACGAGGTAATTAATAAGGTAAATTCTGACTATGACGTAATACTTATCTTCTCCGTACCTGATACTTCAGAGCCCAATGAGGTGGTTGAGGGGTATGTTTCTGAGATAATCGGTAAGATTAACCGTAAAAAAGTCATGGTTAATCATGACCATCACGCTCATACTTTTAAACGTAATTCTGACTTTAAAAATGCCATTGAGTCCTGTGATAAGGTCATGGCCCATTCTTTAAATAAAACTAACTCGGGGTTTGTTGAGTGGATGGAGAAAAATGACGTTAAAACTCCCCCCATGGAAAAAATTGATATCTTTTTCCACGTGCCATTTATACAGCACCTGATTAATTATGGAAAAGACACGAGAAAGAAGCGAGTTATTCATGCTAGCCGCGCAGTTGCATGGAAAAGAGGCTCTTTGATTTTAAATCTTCAAAAACTTCTATCCGACAAAGGGTTTGTTGCGGAGATGATCGGATTTGAGAGATCGATCGCTGGGTATACTCAACTGAAGAACTATGAAGGAGTCCTTGAATGGTTCAAAACAAACGAGTTTATTAAACCGGTCAAAGGTCCTTCCCCCTTCTCAAACTCAAAGATCAATAGCCAATTAATGGATTGGTTGGATGAAGTTGGTCAAGATCCGCAATATATGTATGTGATTGGATCATATGACTACCATAGAGGACTGAAGAGAATTGCTGAGTCAGCGTTTGCTACTCAACCTAGAACCTTTGAATACAACAAACTATGCTATGGAAATACGTTTATTGAGTACCAAGGGATCGAAGCGGCTCTGCTCTCCGTGCCTATCTACCACCGTCATTTCCTTGATAACGTAACATTGCCCAATACTCAAACTCCACTGAGCCAAACTGATATTTTCCTAAGTATTGATGACGATGGCCAAGCTTTGGCAAAAGGTGGACCTCAAGTAATCGATCCGGTTGTGTTTGTGGATAAACTGGAGGAGATTTGGGAGGATGATGCAAAGTACGCAGAGTATCGCAAAAAATCCACAGAATTTATGATGGAATACTTCTCTTCTAAGAGCATCGTTCCTAATCTAATGGAAAAAATCGTCTCATGAGTAAGGTTTTAGTTGTTGGGGCCGGATTTTCCGGCTCTGTAGTTGCTCGGGAGTTAGCTAACTCGGGGCATGATATCCATGTAATCGACGAGCGGGATCATATAGCTGGGAATTGCCATACTGAGAGGGATGCTAGGACAGATATCATGGTCCATACCTACGGCCCCCATATCTTCAATACAAATATCCCTAGGGTATGGGAGTACGTAAATAAGCACGGTGAGTGGATACCCTATGTCAACAGAGTCAAAGCATCTATAGACTCTGGGGTTTACTCACTTCCGGTGAACCTCCATACTATCAATCAGTTTTTTAATACAAACTTAAATCCTAAAGAAGCTGAGGCATATATAACAAAGTTAGCTAGTAAGGAGTATAACCAACCAACTAACTTTGAAGAACAAGCTCTTAGCATGATAGGAGAGGATCTTTATGAGGCCTTTTTTAAAGGATATACTCAGAAACAATGGGGATGTGATCCTAAAGACCTACCAGCTTCCATCTTAAAGAGACTGCCTCTAAGGTTTAATTACGACGATAACTATTACCACTCAAAGTGGCAAGCTATTCCAAAAGAGGGTTATACCTCAATAGTTGAGAGTATACTTTCGCATAAAAGTATAGTAGTAGAGTTAGGAAAATCTTGGAATATTTCTGATAATGAGGCTTATGATCTAGTTATATTTACTGGCCCGATAGATAGGTATTTTAATTACATCCATGGAAGACTAGGATATAGAACTGTTTATTGGGAAAAGGAATATGGCTCAGGAGATCTCCAAGGAAATGCAGTTATAAACTATCCATCTACCGACCAACTTTTTACAAGAAAGCATGAGCATAAACATTTTGCTCCTTGGGAAACTCATGCTGAGTCGGTTTTATTTACTGAGTATAGTAAAGAAACTTCTCAAGATGACATTCCATACTACCCAAAGAGACTATCCAACGATCTAGAGATTCTTAGTAAGTACCAAGAGGAGGCCTCGAAACAAAACAAAGTTAAGTTTGTTGGTCGGTTAGCTACTTATCGCTATTTAAATATGGATGCCATAATCTCCGAGGCTTTAGAACTCTCAGATCAACTGCTTAAAGACTTAAGTTAGGTTTAAGGATTATTGAATGTCTTGATATCATGACACAACCATGATAGGATAGATATATCGGGACATTGAAGGGCAATCTCTTCCCCGAATACTTAACTCGAACATCGAAATTTTAAAACTATGACAGCTTCTTCAATTGCTCAGCCTCGTGTTGGCAATACATGGGAGCAGTTCTGTGAGTGGGTAACATCTACCAATAACCGCCTCTATGTGGGCTGGTTTGGCGTTCTGATGATCCCTACCCTCCTTGCAGCTACTGTTTGCTTTATTGTTGCCTTTATCGCGGCTCCGCCCGTTGACATTGACGGTATTCGTGAGCCAGTTGCTGGTTCGTTAATGTACGGTAACAACATCATCTCTGGTGCTGTGGTTCCCTCGTCTAACGCAATTGGTCTACACTTCTACCCCATCTGGGAAGCTGCCTCGCTTGACGAATGGCTTTACAATGGTGGTCCCTATCAACTTGTGGTTTTCCACTTTCTCATTGGCGTATTTTCCTACATGGGCCGTGAATGGGAACTTTCTTACCGACTCGGTATGCGTCCTTGGATTTGTGTTGCCTACAGCGCACCCGTGGCTGCTGCTTCTGCAGTGTTCCTCGTATATCCCTTTGGACAAGGTTCCTTCTCTGATGGTATGCCTCTCGGCATTTCAGGTACATTTAACTACATGCTTGTTTTCCAGGCGGAGCATAATATCCTCATGCACCCCTTCCATATGCTTGGGGTGGCTGGTGTATTTGGTGGTTCTCTTTTCTCTGCTATGCATGGATCTTTGGTCACTTCGTCCCTCGTTCGTGAAACTACAGAAGTAGAGAGGCAAAACTATGGATACAAGTTCGGACAAGAAGAAGAAACG